CCTAATCAACAAACATCTTTTATTCTGCCACACGGTTTAACACTTCGGCATAAAGTTGGTCAATCAATTATTACAAATGTAACTGCTTCTGCAGGAGTTGTTACATTTACTGCTGAAAATAACTATTCTGCTGGCGATATTGTTGGAATTTATGATGTAAATCCAATTGCTTACAATTTAAGGTCAGCAACTGTTGCCTCTGCAACTTCAACTCAATTTACTGTAACTAACGCAGCAACTGGAACTTATGTATCTGGTGGAATAGTGCAAAAAACAGGCATTATGTCTGTAACTATACCTTCTGCAATTACTTGGGTATATGCAATATGCGTTGGTGGCGGTGGTCTTGGCGGATATTCAGCAGGTGGCGGTGGAGTTGCTTGGGGTTGGACATTAGCCAATAGCACTTGTGTTGTTGGTGCAGGAGGTACTGCCAATGTTGGTGGTTACACACGTTACGGACACATCATTGCAGGCGGCGGTGGTGGTGTTCAAGTAGCAGGTTTTTTAGGTGGTGCTAGTGGTTGTGGAACTAACGCAGGAATTGCTGGTTCTACTAATTATTTTGGAATTCCTGGCGGCGGTGCAGGTGCTACAGGTGCAATAAATGGAGGCATAGGTTCAGGTGCTGGCAGTGGATTATCAGGTTTTACCATAAAACTTGGCGGTAATGGCGGTAATGGTATTTCTGGCGGCGGTGGAGGATATTCAACTGCTGTTGGTGGTGCGCAAAATACTGGCGGCAATGGCGGTAGCGGTTTAGTGGGTGGCGGTGGTGCTGGTGCCATCAGTTCAAGTGTTCTCAATGTTGCTGGCAATGGTGGCAACGGTATCAATATCCTCACTGGTGCAGTAACTACTGGAGGTGCGGGATTGACAAGCACTGGCCAGGCTCCAGGTGGTGGTGGTGGTGGTGTTGCAGGCAATGGTGTTACCGCTACAAGTAGCGCTGCTGGAAATGGTGGGCTTGGTGGTGGCGGTGGTGGTACCAATGCAGGTAGTTCAAGCGCAGGCACTGGCGGCGATGGTATTCTTTACATTTTCTACTAAGGAGAACAAATAATGAGCGTGAACATTTATCAAAATTCATCATTTAGCGACACACCGTTTGGATTAAAGTTGCAACAAACAATTACATCAAGCGGTTCGGTTACTGGAATTCCTACTGGTGTCCAACGAGTTTATGCAGTGTGCATTGGTGGCGGTGGTGGTGGCGGTTCATCTACAACTTATGCTGGTGGCGGTGGTGCTGGTGGATTTTCTACTGGTTGGACTTTTGTACCAGGAACTTGCACAGTAGGAGCAGGTGGCACAGGTGGTTCTTTATCTGCTGGCAGTGCTGGTGGTGATACAACATTTGGAATGGTTTTAGCAGGTGGCGGAGCAGGCGGTGGTGGAACTACTGCATCAACTGCTACAAGAATGGGTGGAGCAGGTGGCGGTGCTGGTACTGCTGCTGCATCTGCTGGTTCAACTTCTTATACAGGCGCACCTGGCGGTGCTATTGCAAGCGGTATTGGTTATGCAGGTGGCGGTGGAAATGCTGCTGCAACAACAGGCGGCGCTGGGGGAATTGGTGTTTCAAGTGGTGGTGGCGCAGGTGCTTTTACTGCAACTGGTACGCAAACAGGTGGTGCTGGTGGTAAAGGTTTAATTGCTGGCGGTGGCGGTTCTGCCAATACAACGGGAACTGGTACTGGTGGTGCAGGTGGCGCTGGTGATTTCTTTGCTGGTGGTACAGGCTCAACTGGTACAGGTATTTTATTTGGTGCGGGCGGTGGTGGTGGTGGATTTATTGCTGCTGGTTCTAATGGTTCTGCAAATATCGGCGGTGCTGGTGGTAACGGCGGCGGTGGCGGGGGTGCAGGTAATAACTCAGGCGTAGGTGGTACTGGTGGCAACGGTGTGATTTATCTTTACTACTAAGGAGTAAACAATGGCAACATTTGCAGTAATGGGCGGCAATACAGTTTCAACTGTTATTGTTGCAGACAATAAAGAACAAGCTGAACAAGAATTAGGTGTGGTTCTTATTGAGTACACACCTGAAAACCCTGCTGGTATTGGCTGGACTTATGATGAGTCAACAGGCAAGTTTAGTGCACCTATAGTAGAAGAGGAAACAGATGCCAACGCTGAATGAATTAGTCGGAGAAGTCAAGTCTAAACTGATTGGCTACACACTTAACCAAGATAGACTTACATACCTTAATGGTTCAGTAACAACCTCTGCAACATCTATTACTGTTGCGACAACTGATAACTTTGCTAAAGGTATTGTTGAAATTGATGACGAACTTTTTTGGGTAGATTCATACAACAAGTCAACAGGTGTACTTAACGTAGCACCAGGTTTTGGACGTGGTTTTAATGGAACACAGCCATCACCTCACTCAACAAATGCTCAAGTCACTCTATCTCCAACATTTCCAAGAGTAATTATCAAGCAAGCAATCAATGATACAATTAACTCTGTATTCCCTAAACTATGGGCTGTAACCTCAACAACATTTAAGTACAATACAGCAGTAAGTACTTATGCCTTGCCTGATGATGTTCAAGATGTTCTTTCTGTATCATGGGAATCTGTTGGACCTTCTAAGGAATGGATTCCAGTAAGACGTTGGCGCATAGACCCAATGGCTAATGCTGACTCGTTTAACTCAAGAAACAGCATAAGCATCTATGATAGAGTTGATGCTGGACGCACTGTTCAAGTTTGGTATACTAAAGAGCCTAATACACTCTCAAGCAATGAACAAGACTTTGCAAATGTAAGTGGCTTGCCATCTTCAACAAAAGATGTGATTATTCTAGGTGCTGTCTCAAGACTGCTATCATTCATTGATGCTGGTCGAATTAATTATACATCAGCAGAGGCTGATTTAAGTAGCACTAGATTAGGTGGGTCAACTGGGTCATCTGTATCCCGTTACCTTTATGCATTATATCAACAAAGACTTAATGAAGAAGCATCACGTCTTCAAGGAAAATACCCAGTCAAAATACACTATGGTCGCTAAGGAAAATAAATGACAAGACGATATTCTACAACTAGCGTAGAAACAACACTATCTGCAGCACTGTCAAATAGTGCAACTACATTAACTGTTACAAGTTCCCTTGGCTTAGTGCCAGCAGCAGTTGGATTTATTAATGGTTCAGACCAGTTTGCAATTGCTATTGACCCAGATACAGCAAGCGAAGAAATCTGTTTTGTCACATCAGTAGACAATGTAACTAAGACACTTACTATTACACGTGGACAAGCAGATACAACAGCAATCCAACATGCTAACGGGGCAACTGTAAAGCATGTTCTTACTGGTGAAGACATGAAGAACATGATTACTCAGACAGATAACTCTGTTAAGAAAACAGATATTGCTGCTAAGGGTGATTTATATGCTGGTACAGCCAATGATACACCTGGAATTTTAACTGTTGGTGCAAATGAAACTCGTCTTGTTGCTGACTCTGCTCAGACTGCTGGACTTAAGTATGTAGCAGATACAACTAACTATGCCATTGCAGCAAAGGGAGACCTTCTTGCTGGTACTGCAGCAGATACAGTGCAGGCTGTAACTGTAGGTTCAAACGGTTCAACACTACTTGCAGATTCAACTGCAACTCCTGGTGTTGTTTGGAGTAATACTCAAGTAGGCAAGAATCTGCTTATCAATGGTGACTTCAATGTTAATCAGCGTGTATTTTCTGCTGGGTCATTAAGCACATCTACTACTTGGGTTGCAGATAGATTCTTTGCTAAGCGTTCTGCTGGCTCATCTGGAATTTTAGGAATACTAACAACAACTGGCGGACCAACTGGTATACCAGCATATGTCCGTTTACAAAGGTCAAATGGTCAGACAGCAACTGATACTGTCTATCTTGGACAAACAGTTGAGACATTAAATGCTACTCAATTACAAGGCAAAACAGTAACCTATTCTTTCTATGCTCGTAAGAGTAACTCATATAGTGGAGCATCTAATACTTTACAAGTTCGTCTATATACAGGAACTGGAACAAATGAGGCTGGTATTGGTACTGCCTATACAGGAACTGCTACACCAATTAGTAGTACAGCCACACTTACAACATCATGGCAACGCTTTTCATTTACTGCAACTATCTCTTCAAGTGCTACACAGTTGCAAGCATTAGTTCAATTTGTGCCAGTAGGTACTGCTGTTTCTCAAGACTATGTTGATGTAACTGGATTCCAACTAGAAGTTGGTTCAGTTGCTACACCATTTGTTCTTGCTGGTGGTGGATTATATACAACAGAATTAGACCTTTGCCGCCGTTACTACGAAAGATGGACAGCCGATGCCTCTAATATGCGTTTTGGTATAGGCTTTGCTGTTTCCTCTACTAGTACTAGAATTACTATTTATTACAAGGTTAGAAAGTTAGCAGCCATTGGAGTATCGGATAACTCAGGTACTGAAATAGTTCGTTCTTCTAATAACACTGCAAGTTCTTTAACAAGTTATTCAATACAAAGCAGCAATACTGAAAATATAACACTTAATGCAACTGCATCTGGTGGAACCTTTACAACAGGTGAATATGTTGAACTAAGAACAACAAGCGCTGGTGGATACCAAGGCTGGGAATCGGAGATTTACTAATGAAGATTGAACTTATGGGAACTACACCAGAGCAGGTCTGTGTAACATATGAAGATGGTCGTATGGAAGTAATGTATAAGTCCGAGTGGGATAAGCGACAAGTTAAGTAGGAGGAAAGATGGCGTACAACCGCGATATTACCGAAGGTTTACCATACGCATTATCTAATCCTAATGCTGTAAGAACTTATGCATTAACTGGTGCAGCGTATGATATCTCTATCAATGGCTTGCCATTTTTCATCTTTGCATCTGAGACACGTCCTTACATTCGTAAGACTGCTCAGTATCGTAAGGACCAGGTTGACCAGAGCCGCGAACCAGGAGAGCAAACGCTTACTGGTTGGTGGCTACGTAGTCAGTCTTCTTTCCATCAAGGAAAGGGCATCAACTTCTATGACCCATCTGCTGGAGAAACTGTTCAATATCGTTTTTCAGATAGCAAGGGTGTAAATGTTTGGAGCAACGGTAATGTATCTTTGCTTAACTCTTGCATTGAAAACCATGTAACAACTGGTGCTATTGCAAGTAATGACCGACCATTCCAATTCTTGCGTTCAATCAAATTTAATGACGTCTCATCTGTATTGTTACATGATGAGTATGATGTTGATAAGGTATACAATCCTCTTGTCTATTCAATCACAACTAAAGCATTGACCTCTAACGTTGCTACCTTAACTACAAGTGCAACGCATAAGTATGCAATTGGTACAGTAGTAGAAGTATCTGGAGTCGACGCTACATTTAACGGAACGTATACTGTTACAGCAGTGACTAGCACTACATTCTCATATGCTAAGACAGCAACTAATGTTACATCTACAGCAGTTACTCCTAATGGCACAGCATCTAGTACAATCACACACTTTATTGATTACAACTCTGGTGCAGACCGACCAGTACATGCAATCTGTGATGATGGAACTACTGCATTTTGGGTTACTAATAGACCATCTGGTGCAAACCAAAGATTAAATGTTTATAAAAAAGCATTAACTGGTTCTTCTGACACTTCAAATACTCCAATGTTCAATGATGCTAACATTGAAGTCACTAATGCTACTATGGAATATGTTAAAGACCGTATTGTAATGGCTGCAAATAATGCTGTGTATGAATTCTCATCATCAGCAACTGCAATGCCAACAGCACTGTATACACACCCAGCATCTACACATGTATACACAAGCATTACTGCATCTGGTCCAGCAATTTATCTTGCAGGTTACAATGGTATTCAGTCTACAATTCAGAAGTTTGAATTAACAACTGCTGGTGCTATGCCAACTCTAACATCGGCAATCACTGCAGCAGAACTACCAGTAGGCGAAAGAGTCTTTAAGATTTACTATTACCTTGGCAGAATGCTTATTGGAACTGACAAGGGTATTCGTATTGCAACAGTCTCAGACCAAGATGGTTCTATCCTTTATGGACCACTAATTGTTGAGACAACTCAACCTTGCTATGACTTTGCTGCACGTGACCATTATGTATGGTGTGCTACAAGCGTAGATGGACAACCTGGACTTATTCGTATCGACCTAAGTACAGAAATTGAAACCCTACGTTTTGCATATGCTAATGACTTGTACTATCCAAGTGCTGATACTCTTCATAGAACTACAGCAGTTGCATTCCTAAATGGAACTGATGACCTTGCTTTTTCCACAGCGTATGCTAGTGAAGCAAATGGACATGTCTACAGAGAAGACTCTGCTAACTTGCTATCAACTGGCTATATAACAACAGGTAAGATTCGCTACAACACCCTTGAGGGTAAGGTCTTTAAGTTCCTCACTCCACGTATCAAGGATGAGAATGGCCGTGTAGTTATCTCATCTGTTGATGATGCTGGTAATGAGTTTACTATTGGTGACTTTGCCGAAGATGGCGTTGTAAGTGATGTGAGCATTGGGTACCCTATTGGTGCTCAAGAGTATCTATCCTTTAAGTTTACCCTACATCGTTCTCAAACAACTCCATCTACTGGTGCAATCCTTAATGGCTATCAGATTAAGGCTCTGCCTGCTATCCCACGCCAGCGCATCATGCAGTATCCTTTGGCTTGTTTTGACAACGAGAAGGATAAATTTAATGTACAGATGGGCTATGAGAACTCATCATATGAAAGACTAACTGAGTTAGAAACAATCGAGAATACTGGTGATACAATTCGTATTGACGACTTTAGAACTGGTGAGTCCTATACTGGAATCATCGAAGAAATACAATTTACCAACTTAACTCCACCTGATAAGAGGTTTTCTGGCGTTGGCGGAATTCTTCTTGTCACTATTCGTTCGTTATAAAGGAATAACATGACACCTGCAAACTGGGCTGGACTAATAGTATCTATCATAGCAATCATATCAGCATTTGCTGGCTCTGTTAGATGGCTAGTCAAGCATTACCTGTATGAACTCAAGCCCAATTCAGGGTCAAGCCTTAAAGATTCAGTCATTAGGTTAGAAGAAAAAGTAGAAATCCTATATCAGATGATGTTACAACGGGGGAGAGATGAATGAAACCTGTAGTCAAGAAAGCCACTCCTGCTGCAATTGCTGTGTTGCGCCAAGCGACGGCATTGAAGCCCAAGCGCAAGAAAGCCTCAGATGGGCTCCTTCCGAGTGCTGCTCATTTAAGTCAGAATCCTGATTCAGACCACAATACAGGCTTTGCTGTTGACCTGACGCATGACCCTGTTTTTGGGATTGATTGCGATGAGGTCTTTGTTCGCCTGATGACTGACCCACGAGTCAAGTATCTAATCTTCAAGGGACGTATCTGGAGCCCCGCTAAGGGCAACTGTGAGTACACAGGTCCTAACAAGCACAACAAGCATTTGCATATCTCTATCAAGGATGAGTGTGGCAAGGACACCTCTAATTGGTTCCCATGGTTAGGCAAACCTGCTATCATAAGTAAAGTAAAGGCAGCACTACCTAAGCCTTTACCTAAGAAATCCTAGGAGGATATAATGGATACACAGAAGTTAAAGGCGATTGCCTTGACATATTTCCGTGCAGCAGCAGCATCTGCTATTGCCATCTACCTGACAGGTCAGACTGACCTTAAGGTTATCGCAAACGCATTCCTTGCTGGATTGGCTGGACCAGTTCTAAAGGCTCTTGATGCTTCGGCAACAGAGTTTGGACGAGGCTCTAAGTAGGCCATTTAAGGCCTCTAGCAGCCCCATAGAGACGAGATTACCCCTCACCTTAGTAGAAATACTAGGGTAGAGGGGTTTTTTCTTGTTTTATCCGCCTGTTGAGTAGAAACCCTTGGCATTAAACTTGACAGGGGCAGAGTTGTAGACCCTTACCATAGGGTCATTACAGGCATCGCAGTAAGGGATAATCTCATCATCTGTCATACCTCTGGTGATGATTATTGTCTCTGAATCGTTCTCACACTTGTATTCGTAACTAGCCATTCAACCCTCCTAGATTAGGAACTTAGTGTACCATAGAAGTGCGGGCAACCGTGGGGCGGAAACTTCAAATGACGGTGACGACATATGTCTGATTCCAACTCCCTGAACCACCATAATTTTTATGGGGGGTAGGGGGGCGTTTCTTAAAATCTGGTTCAGACAGGATTTTTAAGAAACCCGTTACCGTATCGTATGGTATCGTATCCGTATGACAAAATTTATAGACCAAACAGAGCACTACTACATCATGGATGTAATCCATTATTGCTGTGATGAAATGCAGTTTAAATACGTATGCAAAGAATGCGGTGATTCCATGGATTGTTACTTCTGTGGATTCGACCCATATGGTCCTCATGGTTGTGATACACTATGAGTATGAATCAATTACCTAAGCATATTTCTTATTCCAGTCTAACCACTTGGCAAGAGTGTGGCTGGAAATACTATTTACAAAAGGTCGAAGGCGTACAAGAGGCCCATGCAGTATGGTTTACTGGTGGCTCTGCAGTGCACAAGGCTACCGAAAACTATGACAACGCAGGCAACATAACTGTTGACTCTGCCTACCTTGATACAGTCTGGAACGATGCTTGGTTTGCCCAAGTAAAAGAAGACGAAGAAATCAATGGTGACATGAACACTTGGCAGTTTGCCAAGAAGGAAGACATGTCATGGTGGTATGGCGAAGGTCGCTGGATGCTAGAGAATTGGGCTAAGTTCCGTATGAACGGCTGGTCAGTCTATGAAGACTTCGTTGAAAAAGAATATGAGATTGAAATCGATGACTCATCTGTGAAGATGGCCATTGACCGCGTGATGGTGGACTTCGAGGGGAATCGGGTGCTCCTCGACATCAAGACTGGTGCGTCATCCCAAAGGCATCCCTTGCAACTCGCAGTCTATGCGTGGGCGCTTGAGAAGCAAGGGATTTCTGTCGACAAGGCAGGCTTTTGGGATGCACGTACTGGTTACGTTTCGTTATGGAATCTATCTAATTTACATCCAGAACGAGTAGAAGATATACTTAATACCTTTGATAAGGCCCGTAAGGAAACTATATTTTTACCTAACCTGTCTAACTGTGGTCGATGTGGAATTACATCTTCCTGTAAGTTTGTTAATGGACACGTTAGTTAGTAGCATAGTCCCAATGATAAAGTCAATTGATGACTGGGCAGATTATTGGGAAAACATAGGGTTCAAACATGAACATCATGAAGAGGGGAAAAACAAATGACTGGTAACTTCCAAGTCAGTAGCAAACTCTACGACGGACGTATATTCGTTGTAGCGTCAGAGACCTATGCAGGATTCTGCGAGGCTCTAGAACAAGCCGTAGGCGTTGAGGAGTCACAAGACTTACTTAAGGTTATGGCGCAATCACTATCAGGTGCTCCACAGAATGCATCACAGGCAGTAGAGAACATTCGTTCTGTATATCCTGATGCACAAGTAGACCACACTGCACATCCAACACAAACACCTAGCAATACAGTAGGACCAGAAGCCAAGCGTTGCAGCCACGGTATAATGACAAAGCGACAAGGCTCAGGGGCTAAGGGTCCTTGGAAGGGCTATATGTGCCCATCTCCAAAGGGTACTCCTGACCAATGTCAGCCAGTCTTTATCCGTCGTAACGATGCAGAATGGGAATCTTTCTAAGAGATGAGAACACTTGCCCGCGCCGTAGGTAGCAAGGACATAGGTGGCGAACCGCTACCAACTGTCTTTCGCACCTTTGAAGTCAACAAAGTCGTTTTTCGGCGTGCCGAAATCTCGATGATTGCTGGTACTCCTGGTGCTGGTAAGTCTTCTGTCGCATTAGCCCTAGCATTGAAAGCAAAGGTTCCAACACTATACGTTAGTGCTGACACCAATGCACATACTATGGCTATGCGATTACTCTCTATGATAACTGGCAAGACTCAATCTGATGTAGAAATTCTACTTGAGACTGAGGTTGCTACTTCTCGTAAAGTAATTAATGAACATGCGCAGCACATCTTTTGGTCTTTTGATTCTAGTCCTACCCTAGATGATTTAGACCAAGAGGTGGCTGCGTTTGAAGAACTATGGGGATGTTCACCTACTCTTATCGTTATTGATAACCTTATGGATATCGCTAACGATGGCGGAGAAGAGTTTGCAAATATGCGCTCTACTCTGAAAGAACTCAAGTACCTCGCAAGAGATACTAACGCTGCTGTTGTAGTACTTCATCACACGAAGGAGTCCTACGTAGGTACACCGTGTCAACCACGTTCCTCTTTGCAGGGCATGGTTGCACAGTTACCTGCACTTATCTGTACAGTTGGCTCTGATGCTCCTGGGTTTATCGCAGTAGCACCAGTAAAGAACCGTTATGGTAAGGCAGACCCATCAGGCAATACTGCCTTTTGGTTGAACTTTAACCCTGAATACATGGATGTTTCTGACATCGCTGAGAGGTTAAAATGAGTTTCATCGACCCAATCGTACCTGCTCCTGACTGGGGAAATCCGTTTCCTAACGTAGACCCTGATGAGTGGGAAGATGACGATGACTAAAGATATAAATCAATTAAAACCAGATTATACAAGGGCGATGGATATCCGTGGTGAGCCAACCACGGTATGTATCTGTGGATGTTACATTTGGAATCTCAAGGTATCCTTCCAAGAGGATGGTACTATTGGGATGTATTTCAGAGATATGGAGTGTGCTGACTGTGGAACACAGGCAACCGCGCCAATTGAGGAGTAAGAATGAAACTAACAACATACGCTTGGATTATGGCTGCTGTAGTCTTTGTGGGAACTTTGCCTCACGCTGTGGGTGCGATGTTTTTGGAAAGACAGATAGCAATCAGAGAGAACTGCGCTAAACCAATCTTTGGCGTAATCTCAGTATCTGAGATGAAGAAAATGGCAAAATGGATTGCAAAGGGTAAAGTCCTAGAGCAATACAACAGCACTAGAGAATGGAAAGCATTGTCCATACTATGGAACAAAGAGTCTCGCTGGGATTACACAGCAGACAATCCAGACTCAACCGCTTATGGCATTCCTCAAATGTTAGAAATGCCAGAGAATACCCCGATGCTTAAGCAAATTGACTTAGGCCTCAAGTATATAAAACACCGTTACGGAAGTCCATCAAAGGCATTAGCCTTTCATAACCGTCACGGCTGGTACTAGGTATGGGTGGTCGCGCAGCAAAGGCTAAAGGTGCAGGAGCAGAGCGAGATGTAGTAAAATACCTCAAGCAATGGTTTCCGTATGTAGACAGGCGTTTAGCAGGTGCGACCCTTGATAAAGGTGACATCTCAGGCATACCTGGTGTTACTATAGAGATAAAAAACCACGCTAAGATGGACTTAGCAGGGTGGACAGAAGAGTTAATAGTCGAGATGACTAATGACAATGCTTGGACGGGCGTAGTTGTGCACAAGTGGAAGGGCAAGGGGAATCCTGTAGACTGGTACGCAACTATGCCTGTACAAGTATGGGTCGAACTCTTAAGAAAGGCTTTAGAGAAGTGAATGATGACAACCCGAATATCACTGCAATACTAGAGCACTATGGTGCTACAGTACCGACCAGAAATGGTTGGGCAAAGATGAAGTGTCCGTTTCACAACGATTCACACGCATCAGCAGCAGTGAACTTAGAACAGAATATTTTTAAGTGCCATGGATGCCAGTACAAAGGCAGTGGCTATAACATCATTATGCAGAAAGAGGGGATAGGTTTCCGTGAAGCAATCATCATCGCAGAGGGAATCCTTAACTCGTGCGGCCAAGCACTACCACAGCGCACTACACGAGGCAGAGGAATATCTAGCAGGTCGAGGAATAACTATGGAGCAAGCGACAGCCGTTCGCTTGGGCGTCGTCTCAGAACCGTTAACGGGGCATGAGGCCTATATCAATCGGTTGGCGATTCCGTATATTACACGTTCGGGGGTGGTTGACATTAGATTCCGTTCAATGGACTTATCCGAACCGAAATACATGGGAATGGCGGGTGCGACAACGCATCTCTACAACGTTAGTGCGTTCTTTAGAGCGACCTCATTTATATCTATCTGCGAGGGTGAAATTGACACGGTCACACTCGATACTGTTTGCGGGATACCTGCGGTGGGAGTCCCAGGAGTCAACAACTGGAAGAAGCACTACACGCGACTTCTCCAAGACTTTGACAAGGTATTCCTCTTTGCTGATGGGGATAATGCTGGCGCTGATTTTGGCAAGTCTCTTTCTCGTGAATTGGGTAATCTTGTGGTAGTGACTATGCCTGAGGGTGAAGATGTGAATTCTATGTATCGTCTGCATGGTGCAGATTACTTTAGTTATAAGATTGAGAGCGTACAATAGTGTTAATTCCAGTTGACGGACACTTCGAGTGTTCAGAAGAAAAGTGCGACTTCGTTACTTGTGACTTGTTTGAGTTCATGGAGCACTGTGGTGTTGAGTATGAATGGGCTGTACGCCTTAACAAGCGATACACATTCGACCTATTCCAGTTCCTAGCAATACTCAATGACCTAACTAATGTGGGTGATTTAGATGCTATGTATGACCATGTGCAGTCAGCAACACTATTGCTTATCAATGCATCAGGGGATGAATTAGAAGACTTTATTGAAGAAAGTGTAGTACAATCGGAGATGAGTGAAGTAATGGAAGGCCTAGAAAGGTTGCTAAAAGATAATGGATAGAGCAGAACTCAAAGAACTGGTATGGAAAGAACAAGCAGTAGACCAGTTTGACCTTGATGTGTATGAGATTGTTGATGAACTATACATGCTGTTACTTAGCAAGCATAAAGACTACGGCCCACTTAATATTGCCAAGTCTCCTGGTGGACCTGTTAATGGGTTGCGTGTGCGTATGTGGGACAAGATTGCTCGTATCAATCACTTAGTTGATAGTGGTGCAGAAGCAGAACATGAATCCCTTGAAGACTCATTCAAGGATTTAGCAAACTATGCAATCATCGGAATGATGGTGCTGAGAGGAAAATGGCCAAATGAGTAAATATAAAGTACGGGTTATTACTAAGCAGCGTTATACAATTATTGTAGATGCTACTGATGAAGAGACCGCTGTTCAGGGTACATTAGATTTGATTGAAGAGAATCCAGAAGGTTATATTACTGGCATTTTTGATAAGTTTCTGATGGGTCCAGAGGTAGAGGTCACAGAACTTGAGGAAGTAAGCATATGAAAATCTTTGGACCTTACAAAGGCAGTAAGCAAAATGGTGGACGTCCTATCTACGTCTTTAAGAGAAAGAAGAAAGATGGCACAGTGGTTACGACTTCTAGCAATAAGGCTAGAATTGATTACGAAAAAGCCACAGGCAAAACCTTATCCCGTTCAACAGACGTCGACCATAAAGACAACGGTGGACGTGCAGGACGAGACGGACAGGGTAACTTGCAAGCCATGTCACACTCCAAGAACGTAGCAAAGGAAAACAAGCGACGTGCCGTGAAGAAGACTGTAAAGAAAGCAGCCAAAAAGAAATGAAAAATATCGTTTGCATCTCCGACTTGCAGGTCCCGTACCACGATGTAGAAGCCACTAAAGCAGTTGCTAAGTTTATCCAATGGTATCAACCTGAGACAGTCGTCTCTTGTGGAGACGAAATGGATATGCAGACAATCAGTAAGTGGAGTAAGGGTACAGAGTTAGAGTTTGAACGCTCTATTGGTCGTGACCGTGATTTAACACGGCAAGTTCTGTATGACTTAACTGTTGAGCACATGGTGCGCAGTAACCACACTGACCGCTTATTTAACACAGTTGCTATGCGTGCACCAGGATTACTTGGTCTACCAGAGTTGCAACTAGAGAACTTTCTTGGTCTAAGTGAACTTGAGATTAAGTATCATGCTGACCCTTATCAGTTAGCACCAGGATGGTTGCTGATGCACGGTGATGAAGGTAACGTACAACCTACCGCAGGAGCCACTGCATTGGGCTTAGCCAAGCGTTCAGGTATGAGCGTAGTGTGTGGTCACACGCACCGCATGGGTCTGACACATCAGACTCAGACATACCGTGGTGGTAAGCCTAAGACTATCTGGGGCATGGAACTGGGCAACCTAATGGATTATCGTAATGCTAAGTACATCAAGGCAGGGCTATTCACATGGCAGCAAGGCTTTGGTATCTTGCATGTTGATGGTAACAATGTGACACCACAGTTAGTACCAATCATCAATCAGTCATTCACGGTGGATGGTAAAACATTCAAGTGGTAACTCCAATTGACCCATTACAGTATGAAGGCATGGTCGGTGCTATTGCCTATGAATACTCACGTAAGTTTCACATGTGCGATGCAGATGACATACGTCAGGAACTATGGATTTGGTTCTTAACTCATCCTAATAAGGTTACTACGTGGAACATCAAGGATGGCAAAGAGTCTGATAAGTTGATTGCTAGGTCGTTGCGTAATGCTGCTAAGGATTACTGTCAGCGTGAGAAGGCTCGTGCTGTTGGTTACAAGGTAGAGGATAACTATTACTATGACCGTGAGGTTGTAGAGTTGTTGCTGCCTGCTGTGTTACGTAGAGACCTTAACGCACCTGCTATGACTGAACTAGGTTTTACTAAGGCTAAGAAGGTTGCATCAGAGGGTGGCAATTGGTTTGCTATGATGGCAGATATTGACAAAGCATTGAATCGCTTAACTCAAGAGCAACTAACAATTGTTTATCTACGCTTTGGTGATGGTTGTGACAATGTAACTCTTGCTAAGGAACTAGACATCAGTGAAGATGCATCTCGTATGCGTGTGAACAGAGCGGTTAACAATCTATTAAATTTCCTGGGTGGCACACGTCCACGCAAGGAACGCGACTACACGGAGGAAGAACTTAATGAGCAGAAAAATGCAGATACACGAAGTGACGGAGATTTACAAGAACTTGGACTTGACAGTACAGAACAAGGAATGGATTGACGCTCACTCAGAAGAGGATGTTAAACTTCTAACTGATGCACGTGATGTCACACTGAATCTGCTCACACAGGTTGGTGTGTTCATTGACTTGTTCCACCAGTATGTGGACCTCATTCAGGCTAACGCAATCTTCTCTGAGGATTATCAGGAACAACCTGAGCAGGACGGCAATCTCAGCCCAACACAAACTTCCGCTCCCGCGGGGCCGACCCCTGCAAACCGCGCCGAGAAGCGCGCTGCTGCCAAAAAGTCGGGGCTGCTAGTGCCTGAGAAGAAACTAATTGTACCATGATTTGTATGAAGTGTAGAGCAGCAGGTACAGCCAATTCAGTTGGTGATGTAGCAATCGCGGTGATGTTTCATGCAGAGTGTGAGTTCAAAGATTGTTGTTGCCAGCATAAGACAGGAAAATATACCAAAAAATGAGTACACAGCACTGTTTATTTCTTGTTTTAATTTTAGCATTTGCACTAGCCGTAGCCTTTTCAATGTGAGGGCATAAAAAAAGCCCCCCACCCAATTAAGGATGAGGGGCTTCGGGGGGTTAGAGTCTACCGCCTTCCACGAAAGTAGACTCTTGTCTGATTATCAGACAGTTAGTAATCTCGTATTATACTGACAACACGGATTACAGATTGTGATTCTAAACGCAGGATAATGTAGTCAATGCACTCTTGCTCTGTCATTGGCGCACTACCTGCAACTGCATCTTCAACCCTGACATTGAATGTGAATGCTTTAGTCATCTCCCCACATCCTATCAGGTTCTTGATAGCCGTCTTCTTCATCTTCGACATCTTTGTCGAGTGCTATGTCATCATCTAGTGGTGGTTCGTATGGCATTTTTCTCCTTAGTGTAGTGATGGTGGATAAATCGGATACGCAACACAGTTAATAAGTTTAGAGCCAAACTCTAACGCTTTATCAACTGTCTCAAACACGCCATAGATAACGACTTCGCCATCATCTAAGGTTGTACTTGTTACATAGCCTTCGGGTGATTGTTCAGACATTTGCATTACCTTTCTGTGGTCGGAATCCGACCACTATAGTGCTATCCATAGGATTATTCCTACTCCGATTAAGGTTGCAACAGAAGTCCAAAGCATAAGGAGCAACTGCTCGCCTACACTTTCTGTCACATAGTCATAGTCATCTTTATACAACTTCATTCCTCTCGTGTGGCACGCTAAACACAGCAGACTCATAAGTATCTGTCCAATTTATTGGAGTCATATTTAGAGTCTTCTGCATAGCGTGTCTTTCTAGTCTGTCAGTACCAGCCCAAATACCAGTGAGGTTAAAGTATTGTAATGAATACTCCAAGCACTCTTTCTTGGCAGGGCAGGCTGAACAGATTGAGCGAGCAAGCGTAGCCTCAGGAGTGTGACTCCATTTGCGACCACGACCTGCTAACTCTTGCGGATGCCACCAATCAGGGTTGTAACCTTTATCAGCACACAGTGCTTCATTGGTGAACATTGGTAAGTGATTATCAAACATCTGTACCTTCTGTCTGATTATCAGACACGAGCATGAGTTTATCCCATGCACATGAGGTACAGTAATTGCGTTCTGCGTAGTCGTGTGCCTCGACAACTAAGTCGAGGTCACACTTCCAGCAACGCGTCTTTTTATAGTTGGTCATGCGTGACCTTCCATTGGTAGTTGTTGGGCAAGTCCTGCATAGTGCGTGGCTCGCACCATAAGTCTTGCGTGTTCGGTTGTATCTCCCTGCCGTAATGCTTCCTCAGCATCATGCAGGAATAGTTCAGCGCGTACGCCATAGTAATAGGGCGTAGGTGGTACAGGCTTATGCTCTCTACTCACCAGCCCCACGCTCCTTGTGAGTCAGCGTTCCACCAGTTGCCACCTTTGCTAGAGTTGCTACCGAGATAGCATAGGCAATCGGTCTTGTAAGTAGAACAGCCCCAGCAACTACCACAGGTAGTGCAGAAGTCCTTAGCAGAAGGGTCTTTGGGTTCTTCTAGCAGGATAGTTTCACAGACAAGGCACTCAGCCCAGAACTCCTCATCATTTTTGAGTCCGAAGTTAAGTGGCTGAACACTACTCCATGAGTTGCCATAGGTAGGCAGGTAGCAGGAGTCATTAGACCACCACACACCCGACTCATCTACATTACCCTTGTTCTCGTGGATAAGGTAGCACTGATGCTTAGCGCGTGGGTCTACTGTGAGAATGGCGACCTTTGACCCTGAGGTAAAGTCTTCCATAAGATTGAATACTTGGTCGTTATCTAGTGCAGATACGCCACCGATAGCAGGTAGCAAGTCCTCTGCAAAGATACGAGTATCGCTACGCAAGTCACCTTGCGGTTCGATAATAGGCAGGATGCCATTGTGCGCTAGGTAAGTCTGCTCATCATGACCTACCTTGAATGGGTGACAGTTGTCCACTGTCGTTGAGCCATGAGTGGCTAGTCGTGCGTGCCACATAGCGTACCCCTCAGGATACTTTGCACGCATCTCTAAGAAGCGATTGATAGAGGTGTCAGGGTTCATAGTGCGCTCACTATGGATACGGTTCTCACTAGGTACTACGATTGCGAAACCAAATCCGTGTGGATTGTTGAGCGCAGAGTTTTCTAACTTCTCACGAGACGGAGTTACATTGGGTGGAATTACACATAACATACACATTGGCTTACTCTTTTCTGTCTGATTATCAGACGGTTAGTTTTCATTAGGGTTGTTGTCAGAAGCGAAGGACTCGCTCATGATTAGTGCTAAGTTTGGATAAGTATCAAGGTGAGTTGAGACATACCCTGTGAACGCCAGCCATGTCAGGGCTTGGTTCTTGGATGTAACCTTGAGGTCACGAGTGTACTCAACGGATGCAGTAACGAACTCAAGTGCAGATAGCACTCTCTCCTTACGCAGTGAACCCTTGAACACACGCACCTCTAGCGTGGCATCATTCTCGGTGTTGATAGCCGAGTACCTGCCGTTAGTTTGGTTTCCATACTTAACCTTCTCGACAAGTTTGCCCTTGTCTTGGAAAGTTGCATAGTGATTACCACTACGCCCAGCGATACGCTCAACCTGTCTTTGGTTGTCGTAGATAAGTTTCATGAAGCGTAACTCATGTGCTTGCTTCTTGAGGATAATCTGCTCGCGGTCAGACCTACCCCATGCACTTTCACCACTACCGAAAGCGGTACGCGATACATGGACATGAAGCCCACAGGTATCAGTGTTCCATGAACGGAAACCCTCACGCTTTAACTTAGGAATGAACTCCCAGTTGAAGTCTGTCTGATAATCAGACAAGGTGTGAGGATGCGTGACTATCTCGAAGCCGTCAGAGAGTGAGCCGTCATCCTTCATGTAAGCATGACCGCCTAACTCGTTCTGCGCTATCTCAGCACCTTGATAGCGTGAGCCATTGCGTGCTTCGACTTCTAACTCAAAGCCGAGATAGTACTGTCCCTTACCAAAGAAGAAGGGGCTAGGTCGGTACGAGTAACTATGGATTGAACCGTTGTCCTCGTCATCATCTTCTGAACAGTCGTGTCCGTTGCCGTCCCACTGTGACTCACCACACTCGTTACAGTCGTAGACATTAGAGTCGTGGCAATTCTCACAGTAGAGCGAGTCGTCAAACCATAATCCATTGTCTCGGTGGATGATGTCCTCACAAGCGGGGCATGAGACATAGTTATGCTCACCACCGTTTTCTTGGTAGAACGCTGAAGTACAACTGTCACAGCGGTAATCTCCTTCTATCCGAGTAAGTGTAGCAAATTGTGAATTAGTAATCGGTGATAGTGAACGCCAATTCCTATTTCGTATAGTTGCATAGACGCTATCGCAATCTGTGCAACTGTCACTGCGACGAGATGAAGTTGAACAGTCTAGGTGAACTGTTATCTCCGTCTGATTATCAGACAAGAGAGCAGGTATCAAAGACCAGCGGTTGCGGTCTAATGGACTGAGTGCGTTCTCATCTATGAACTCAGGTCTATCACAAGCCTGACACAGTGGAGTTTCATCCATAAGTGTAATTCTTGGTGCAGGTGTCTCGCGATAGTAACTGTGGCAATCACCACAGCGCGGTATCTGGTCTCCTTCATAGTCGGAGTCAGAGATTACGAATAGAAACTCAGGATTAGAACAGCGGTGGCAAATCCCAATCCCTATAAAGCCATAACCTGTCATAGTTCAATGTACCCTTCTGCTAGTGCTTGGACAAGGTGTTCTTCTTCTGCGGTTGCTAACTCAGCGTAAGCCTCAGCAACTCGGTTAAATAGCATGGCGTAACTATCTCTACGATAGTCGGTCATGCGTTCATCGCTGTCTAGTAATTCACTTACGGCTTCTAAGCCAATAAGCACCATGAGCAAATCGTTCTTGCCTTCTAGTTCCATGGTTACTTGCCTTCTCTCTCTCGGATTAACTGCTCACGCCAAGCATCTATTCTGCCGTAGGCTTCATCTTTGATTTCTTCTTCTACGCGGTCACGGTCTAACACTATGAAAGATGCTTGCTTAGCGATAAGCCATGCCTTGCGGTACTCCTGAACGGAGCGTGTGAGCCGAGCGTTAGCAACGGCTGATGTGATTACGAGTGTTACTGATACGACTAGCGCAATCATCACTGCGATTAAGTCGGTTACTTCTAGGTACATTTTGGAACCTTTCGTGTAGTGTCTGATTATCAGACGGTTGATGTGGGCAGATGTCCACTATCTAAAGATACTATAACGGCTAATCAGAGTCAAGCACCCAAAGTACGGATAGCGATACGCAACGGCTACGGATACGCCCCGCCCACCCAACACAAACCAACACGGCTATAACTATCTCACGAACTAGCCCGACACAAACTAACCGACACAAACTATTTTTTTTCCGCGCCCCGTTGCGCGGGCAGCAAAAAGCCCGCCCCCGATTAAGGGAGCGGGCTAGTGCTTACCGATTAGGCGGCGGCAGGGATAACCGCCTTCACGCCTTCCTTTGCTTCTTCCTTCTTAATTGCCTTCTGCAATTCTGCAACCAACATGCGCGCCTTCTTGGTGTCGGGCACTCTCGCGCCACCCTTGAGCGCTCCGCCTAGTTGCGCGATAAGGTCACCAACGGTTACCACCTGCGGAGAGCCCGATACCTTCTCGGAACCTGCCT